TTATGCGGGCTAGTTGCTCCAATACCTACGTTGTTGCTTCCATCTATACTTAAAGCGTAAGAAGTGTCAGTGTCGTTGTATATGCCAAACTTACCATCGTTATTTATTATACTCCAGTCGTCGTTATTATCTGAGTCTGTTAAGAATATTCTTGGATATGTACTGTTTATAGTTAAATTACCAGTCATTGTACCGCCAGCTTTTGGTAGAGCAGCGTTTGCTGTAGTTGTTGTAGATGTTAACACGCCGTCTCTTGTGGCTATATCAACACCGTCAACTGTACCAGACACAGCCATATCACCAGTAATATTAACACCGGACGTGGTTGCTTCAATTCTTAATACGTTGTTAGCATAAATATAACTATGACCACCAGAAAAAAACTGAGCAAGATCGTTAGTTCCACCTGCGCTCTTTAAATGAATGTGGCTTGAGTATATGTCTAGACTTCCTGTACCGCTATCTTTTATAATAGAATCACTACCATCGTGGTATATTTGTAGGTCATCGCTATCACCAAAAGCAGCTTTAACATTATCAAGAACATAGATTTGTCTTTTTAGTAAATCTTGCAGCTTAGGTTCTGATCCGTCTATAGCATGAAAGCCTGGGTTCCAAAAGTACACGTTTTCTCCAGCGTCTCCACTTTCATCATAGTATACATAAGCTCTATGTATTTGAGAAGTAGTATTATTACCCATTTTAAACTCACTTCCAGTGGCTACTCTTTCCCCTGTTTCTACATCATAAACACCAGATATAGTGTCATTACCTGTAGTTTCGTCGTTATACGGCTGTATAACCCCTATCATTAAGTACCATCTCTCAGCAATAACAGGACCACCATTGTTTATTGTGTATAGAGGATGTGAAATAAAATATGGGTTTGTATTACTAGAGTTGTTAGATATATTTATAGTTTGCCCAGATGCGGTACCACAACCCAAATATACAGTACCATCTCTAGTGCCAGCTGTACTGCTATCAGGCGTAAAGTCTGCCATAAAGTAAACATAAGATAAATACCCTATGTTGTTGTTTGCTGGTATAGTTATGTTTTTATTCCAGCCACCATCAGCGTCGTCATCAGTATCATGTAGTATACATTTCCAAAGTAAAGCTTTATTATTAAATGGATCTTGACCTCGAACTACAGCGTTTTCATCCGCGTCACCATTTCTAACGAAGTCACCACCATAAAACCCTCCTTGTGTAGAAGATAAAGGCGCGTCGTCCTCAACCCAACCTCTAGACGTAGCGTAGTTTATTGAGCTACCACCTACGTGATGAGCTGCATATATGTTTTTAAACGGAACTCCATTTGTACCAACGTCTACAGTGTTTGCAGATGTACCGCTTATAGCTGTTACAATACCTGCAAAGCTAGTGTTTCCACCGAAAGCCAACGTAGTGTTGCTAGAGCCTAAAGTAAGAACAACACCGCTAGCGCTATCGTCAGCTTTAATACTACCTGACTGCTCAAACAGTATGTCTACATTGTTAGCGCCATCACCTATATACACGTCAGAGGCTCCGTCTCCCAATAGTATATCTCCTAAAGGATTAGACAAAACAAGATCATTACCGTCCATGTTTATAAGCCCAGCATTAGTCCCTGAACTGTTTACAAACTGAATGTTGTCTAAGTTTACTATATCTTGTAAAAACTTTAATCCCATTATATTCTACCGCTTATTCGTTTCTTGTTAGTATTAAAATTAGATCTTATACTCAACTTACTAAATGTTCCTCTATGAAAGTGTTGAGACTTTAGCACGCCAGGTTTATCCATTAAGCATTGCAGTGGCATAGCTTTAAAACCTACATCTTCTATATCACTGTTGTCTACGTAATATCCATAAGTTAATTCGTAGCCAGTTTTTTGAGGAGCTACAGTTAGCTCTTTTGTTTCCCAAGCCCCTTGACTAGAGCTAGTGTGCTCTATGTACTCTAAAAAACCATGGTGTAGTTTTCCTTGAGCTTCTGTACTATTGTTAATTCCTAACCTATCGTTAGGGTCTGCTATAAAATCCCACCCTGTATGCAAAGTACTAACGCTTCCGTTATCAGTTACTACGCCTTCACTGTGTCTTCCACCAAGCGCAGAGTTTCTTCTTGGCCTAGCAACTAAAACAGGAAGGCTATTGTTGTCAACAGTATCAGAAGTTCCATCATATCTTGTTGCATTTACTTTTACAGTAGATCTTAATCTAACCGTAGTATTAGCTGGAACCCACAATCTTTCTGTTAATTGACATGGAAATGAAGAACAAAATATTTCGTTAAAAGACTCACCAGGAATATTTAAAAGATGCATAGCTCCTCCGTACTCAAAATACCCATCTTCTCTAAACCCATGCTCTATATAATATACTTTACCAACGTCGGCAGACGTACTCCTGTATGGTCTATTATTACCGCTGCAGAACATTCTGATAGGTCCATTACCATCATAGTTTGGGGTGTGTGACAATCCATACAGTCTAGACGTAGCATCCCAATAGTTAGGAAATATTCTAGAATCGTATTTAACAGTGCTTGTTACACTATCGTTAACATGCATATACCTATACTTATCGCAGTATATTCTTCTCCACGTAGCGTTGCTTGCGTAACCGTGGTTTATAGCGTAGGCGTTCATGTACTGAATATTCATGTGTTGAACAGTAGTCATATCGTTTTGCCTACCCACGTGAGAGTAATTAATACCATAATCTTCAGCCATACGTAAATACATATAAGAGTACTCGCAAACTTGTTCGTATGCAGCTCCCCACTCTGTAGAAGTGTAGTTGGCTACTGCTACTATATGCCCGTGGCTCTTTACGTGATACTGACTACTCCAATGCCACATTCCTCTACCAGACCCTATTATTATGTTGTTTCTAGAAACTATACCGTATGGATGCCTAACACATATAGACGGGTAACTATCTCCGTCTCTAGTAGAGTTGGAGCATAGATTGTAAGCTGTGTAGCTGCATCCATCTATGTAATTTTCCCCTGTTTGACTAACACCGCTAGAAGTGTGTATTGTAGATTCTGTATGGCTTGCTCCTGTTATTTTAGTGTCGTATCTTCCCAGGTAGCCACTTATAGTAACTCCAGCTCTAAAGTTAGTACCATCACCGGTATTGTATCCTAAACCATTAAACTCTACATATTTTATTTTACACCTCTTTGTCGGCGCGTTGTTCCATCCATTACTAGTCCAATACTTTGTGTTAAAGAAAACTCTAGCTGTATCTTGATCGCCTATAGCCACGTCGTTACCACTACTGTCACAAGCCTTTATAACTACATCTCTAGTCATTCTAGATACTAAACCACCAATAGACCCATCGTAAAGTATGTCTCTGTCTACGGTTATAGTATTGTTGCTTATGCTAGATATTGTGTAAACTAAATTATGTCTCCACGCGTTTGTCTCAGAGCCTGAAACATACGTATAACTATTATCACCACAAGCTTCTATGTATATTGTATCTCCAACAGAAAAATCAGAAACGTTATTAACGTCTACAGTTCTTAGTCCAGTAGCTCCAGAATAGTTAGCGGTCATAGCGTTAGATAATCTCCTTACGTGAGAATTATCTAAATGATATTTTTCAGTTCCTGTTTGATAAACATACTCACCAATTAAACTTGGATCATTATCTACAGAGCTGCCAAAAGTGATTACGTTTGTTCTTTTGTTTATGCCTGTAACAGTTAAAACATTTCTATTGTTGCCAAAGCCAAATATTAACTTATATCCAACTCTAAAAACAGCAGCGTCGTCTACTGTTATAGTAGATCCGTTTACGCTTGATATTATAGGGGGCTTATTACTTTTGTTTGAAAGGGGGTGAACATATTGTCTGATGTATACTCTATTGTTACCAGTATCTACATCGTGAACCCAAAAGCATTCGTCTGGAGATAATCTAAAATCTACCTCTCTCAAATACACTGATATAAGATCGTTTGTAGTAAAGTTTGTAGCGCTATCTACGGTTAAGTATGTAGCCTCGTAATCATGAGCTCCATCTAACTCCGTTTTTAATGTTGGCTCACCGCCTTGAATATCTACACCACACCATTTTCTAGCGTCAGTTTGTATACCATGCTGATCAGAGTTTGATCCTGATATTTTTATTTCAGTACCACCAACCATACTAAGAAGAGATCCAGATGTGGCTGTACCTTCTACAAACTCTCCAGCGGTATTATTACTGTTACTAGTATTCTTAACAGTCATACGACCATGCAGGTGCATCTTACCACCACTAGCAAAATGTAAGTTGCCATCAATAGTAACATCACCAGTTCTAGTTGACTGTATGTTTGTATTGAGAGTTACCTTGTGTCCATGCGCAATAACAACAAGATCATCAGCAGCCGGAACAGATCCGCCTACCCATGTGCTAGTTGTTGCCCAGTTTCCACTTTGATTACTCGTTATTGTTGCCATCTATATTATCGTCTTCAAATTGGTTGTTCCACTCGTCTAGCTCTACAGCTATTTCAAAAGATAGACTATCTTCGTCATCAACAACTGTGGTATCATTGATAACTACATTAACAAGATCCTCGTCCTTAGTTAGAACGAGGTCTCCTGTTTCTTTGTTATATTCTATCTTTATTATCATATAATTACATTACTCTTTGTATAACTACTCTGTATTGATCTGTTGTTGGAGGGTTTCTAAATTTAAAAGTAACATTGTTAGCATCTGTTCTTTCGTGAGCTACAAACAAAGTGTCATACGGAGATGAGTTATCATATACTTGACATACTACATCTCTACTTCCTAAGTTATGAGTTACAGCTATACTAGCAGCAGAGCCATCACCTATGTCATCAGCATATCCAGTATCTATATTTGCTGATCCATCAAAACTAATACCATTTATTTCTCTAGCAGTAGTAAGTGTAGCCGCAGACCCTGTAGTATTTTGATTTAGAGTTGGGAATGTACAATTAGCTAAATTACCAGATGCAGGTGTTCCTAAAACTGGTGCTGTTAATGTAGGTGAAGTTAAAGTTTTGTTAGTTAACGTTTGTGTAGCAGTTAACTGAACAATGTTACTATTTGTAATACTAGCAATTTTAGTAGCTGTGTCAGCGTTACCTGTAACATCGCCTGTTAAGTTACCAACAAAAGTAGAAGCTGCAATACTAGTTAAAGAAGATCCTAGTTTTGCTTCTAATCTAGTGTTACCAGCGCTCCACATCCAAGTAACATCATTACCAGTTCCGCCTTCAAGAGTTATACCAGCACCGTCAATTACAGCTGAAGTGGTGTTACCACTAGATAATATTATATTGTTATCTTCAACTGTTAAATTTTCAGTGTCAAGAGTAGTTGTAGTACCATTAACTTGCAAGTTACCAGTAATAACAATTGTATCGCCTGAGTCAGTACCTATGACAATGTTTTCATTTGCAGCACCACTTGTAGATTCTAAGTTAGCAAGAGCGTCTAATAAATTAGCATTACTAACATCGTCAAAAGTTTTACCATCAACATAGGCTTTGTTAGCAGCGTCTGTACTAGCAGAAACAGTGTCAATACCTTGTATTCTACCAGTTCCATTTAATGTTATACCCCCACCATTAACAGTAAGATTACCGTTTACTCTAACGTTGTCACCAAGAAAACACGTATCTCCTGCAGCTGACTGTAATGTTGGTTCATCCCCTGAAAAAGTTAAATGTGGATATGTTTGACCAGTAGTATATATTCCATCTCCATCTTGTAAGTATATGTTACCATTTGCAGTTAAAGCTGCACTAAATGTTTTTGCTCCAGAGAATGTTTGTGTTCCAGATAGGTGAGCTGTATCAGCATCTAAGTATGCAGATGCTATTGCTGTACCGTTCCAAACACCTGTTGTAATTGTACCTACAGAAGTTAATGAAGAGGCAGTTATACTAGAGTTTAATGTAGTCCCAGTCAATGTACCTGCTGCAGCCGTAACTGTTATAGCGGCAGTACCATCAAAGTCAACACCGTTAATAGCTCTAGCCGTAGCTAAAGCAGTAGCTGTATCAGCATTACCCTGAAGATCACCCTGCACATCGCCCTGCAAATCACCAGTTACGTTACCAGTTATAGAGCCTACGTTTATATTGTTTGTAGCAGGATTGTAGGTTAAACCTGTATCAGTTTCTATTCCTTGCGTACCTGTAGCACCGTCAACAAATGTTAAGTATACAGTTTCGTTAATAGAGTTGTTTGCTGTAGCGTTTATAGTTGTAGCTACTGTTGCAGTGTCAGCATTACCTTCTAAATCACCGTCAAACTTAGTAGCTTCAATTTCACCTGAAGCTTTAAATATAACACCATCAGTAGCACCAACTCTAAATATAATTTGGTTGTCTGTACCAAACTTAATTTGGTTGTCAGCGTCTCTACCTAAAACTAAACCAGTGTTTAATATTGATGTTATACCTGTCTGAGTAGCTGAGACAGCTACATCGTTTGTGTTAACAGTTATACCTGTACCCTGACCAACAGTTAAAGTAACATCACCTGAGTCAGCCCCACCAGTTAAACCATTACCGTCTTGAACACTTGTTATATCACCTATAGCAGAACTTAATGTTATCCAATTAGATCCATTATAAAATTTAAGAACATTACTAGTACTGTTAAAAATTAGTCGTCCTTTATCTGCTACACCGTAACCTTCAGTAGCTGGATCTGGATCACTAGTAACATGATACACTACAAAGTTTTGTAATTCCCCGCCTTCAAGGCTTACGTTTTGTAAAAATTTAATTGCCATTTTATTTTATTTTTAATTCATATATGCTTTACCCGTAAAAGACCCTCTAAAATCTAAGGTTAACTGATTTAGAGAGTTGTGGGTTACTTGTCCTATAACCCAACATCCTCCAGAATCAATAACCTGGACAGCTGGGTATTTATTTAAGTTATGAGTAATTACCCATTGTGCTGAAGCTATGTCTTGATCATGTGTATATGTTTTATCGTGCGCATCAGTGTTAAAACTAACTTTACCGTTATCATCAATGACGACAACTTTGGTATCTGTTGATGCTGTTGCACTCTCTAAAAACACATCGTTTCTAAAACGAGATTTCAGGTCTTGGATATTTTCTCCTTTGTACTTAGGCATAGTCTATATATGTTATGGTTACTTCTTCTCCTTGATCTATCGCCTTTGCAATAGCTGGATAAATCCTCTTATACGCGTTAACGCTCTTACCAACGAACCCATCACGGAGAATAAGATTGTTTTCCTGACTGTCTCCAACGATAAGACACCCAGCAGTATGCTCGTCAGTGTTTCCAGTATGAATAAGAATATACTCAAAACCAGGAACATCAGTGACATGCAGCATACCACGGTGTATACCAGGATATTTTTTATCGTATCTAGCATGAAAGCCTCCTTCTCTTCTTAATTCTATTTTATACGTTCCTGCAGGTATTCTGGTTTCACCCTTTACTTTAAGAACTCTTTGCTCATCTTCTAAGGTATAACATAAAAAATGTTTGCCTAACTCGTTTACATCAAATAAAAGACCGTGCGTACAATCTACTTGAGAACTTGTTCTTAATACTTCTAATTTCATCTGCAGGATTTTAGTTTAGCTATTTCTTTTTCAAGTTCAACTATGCGATCTTCGCTTTCGTTGATAACTTTTATTTTTTTCTCAAGCCTTTGCTCTAAAACTTTTATATCTTCATCTAGCTGACCTATCTGACTGTACGCTATACCCATAGTAAAGATAATACCAATAATCCATATAATATTACCGATTGATATAGTAAAGTCTTTTTGCATTATGAGCCAAAAAACATTTTAGCTAATGCAGCAGCAACTATACCGTAAAGAACCCATATAGCTTTAACAAGAATTTTTCTAGCTGACGTATTTTTATTAACTCGTGCTGTTACCCCGTTGTCTGGGTCTAATAATTGTTTAACAAGACTATCTAGCTTCTCGTCCATCTTGTCGAGTTTCTTATCCATCTGATCCATTCTCTGTTGCATTAATGCTATTTCTTTGTCAACCGTTGCCATTATTTTATTATTATATAAATAGTTTTCATTTAACTAAAACTATTATAAATATTAATAGGAGATAAACTCCAAGTACTTTCCAAACAGGGTCTTTCATTTTACGCCTTTGTCCAGTATCCGTATTCTAATATACAAGCCGCTGTGTTAGCTTGAACCTCTAGTCCTACTGCACCCTTAACTGGTAAGAATACAAACTCCTTTGGTCCTAAATCTAAAAACGCAGTAGCGTCATCTACCTTTACTGTTATAATATTATCACTATCTATATTCTTAAGATACACATATGTTATAGCAGTATTGCCTGAAGCAGTAAGGATATTTGTTGCAGCTGAATGTGAAATACTTTGTCTTGCTAAACTTACCGCAGGGTTTGTTACTACTAGAGAATCAGAAACGTTTAAGTTTAAAGAGTCACTAGATACTCCACTGCTAGAAAGTGTTAATTTTGCTGTTAATGTTGCCATTATTCAATAATTTTATCAATGTTAATAATTTGTTGTCCAGTAAGAGTCTCTGGTAAAGAATCTTCTGCAATAGCGTGTAATTGAATCTCTACTTCCTCAGATAACAAACTATTAACTTCATCTATTTGCTTTTGACGAGCTTTAATAATTTTATCGTTATCCTTCTCAAGTTTCTTTAGCTTCTTTTCATCTGCGCCTGAATCTTTAAGCTCGTTAAACTTTCTAGATAGTTCTACAAAGTCTTCGTGAGGTTGACTAAAAGTTTCTATGTCTTTTAGTTCTTCTTCAATAATTCTAAGATTCTTAGCAACTGCTAATCCAAATTTAACTCCTGGAAGAGATTTAACTTCATTAAGTCCGTTAAATAAATTAACAAACTCTCCGTTTTTCATTTTTACTTTTTTCATTTTGTCTATATAATTAATTGGTTAATGTTATGCAATTCTTATCCAGTCTACTGTACTAGAACCGCTTCTTCTAATTCTATACATTGCAGAGCCTGACTGCGCTGCATTGTCATTATTATCTTTGTGTTTTATAACTTCATTACCTATAAATGTTACACCTGTACCTGCGCTTAGAGTAAGATCATGGGTGCCTGAAGCATCATTAACAAAAAATATGTCAAATGAGTCATTATCCTCTGTTAACCCTAAATCAGTTATAAGATCAGAAGCGCTTGGTGTTGCTTTAGTTCTGTCAGTTGTAGGTGTAATTTTTATAATTCCTGGAGTTACTTTAGCAGATGCAATTGCAGTAGCATCATCTGCTATTGTTACTACTGCTCCTTGTTTAATACGAATTCCTGATCTAGCATATATAAAATTATTTGGTACTAATAGTTTAGCATGTATTGTTGTATCTCTACTATCACCACCTGATACAGTAAGTCCTGCAGAACCTGTTCCTGAAGTATTATATGTTTTTAACTCTACGTCTCCTGGTGTACCACTAGCTGAATCTCCTGCCTCAAGTACAACATTTCCTCCAGCACCTGAACCTGCACCGGCTCCCCCGCGCATAGCTGCTGAAGCTCCTGCTCCGTTTCCTTCTCCACTACCTGCATAAAGCTCTAGTCTAGAACCAGCACTCCCACTTGTACCATCTATAGCTCTGATGTAGTAAGTATTTAAAGGAGTTCCTTGATTACCAAGTCTAATACCCTCAGCATTGTTACCTTGTAAATTTAATTGTGCTGCGGCATGACTTGTTGTAAGTGTAGATCCTGTATCGTTTATTATTACTTTACCGTTAGTGTGTACATATATACCTCTATCAGATCCGTCGTCACTAATATAGTTAGTAGATAAATCAATATTATAAGTTGCTGTATCTAGATTAGCTGCTAGCGTTTGAAGACTAGCTGCTATAGAAATAGATCCTGCACCATTAGTTATAGTTACATTACTACCAGCTGTAAGAGTTGCTACTGACGGATACCCATTGGTTGTATTACCAATAAGTAATTGTCCATTTGTAGACATAGCAGCAGTAGCAGATATTGCGTCGTCTGCACTTGCATACAATAAAGCACCTTTAGCAATACTAGATAATCCTGTACCCCCGTTAGTTACTGCTACAGTTCCTGTAACTGCTCCTGTAAAGTCCATTGAAGTTAAGAACCCTGCAGAACTATTGTCACAAAGACTTAAATCAATTCCTGCTTCTAATACAGTTAATTCTATATTTCCTGAACTAGTACCTACTGTTAACAAACCTGTATCTCCGGACTTAATACCTTTAAATACAATTTGATTCTTATTTGTTAATGTTGAACTAGTGTATATTGTTTCTGAACTACTACCTGAAGTAGACACTGCTGGAAACAGTGATGCTAGTTGAAACTTTTTAGCAGCCTTAGTAGCTGAATTTGCTACTAATAAAAAATCCGTAGATGCTACGCTTGTTTTTGCTAAACTGCTGAGTGATGTTATTTCTGCCATTTTATATTTTATTTATTGAGGAGGTCCGTATGAAACTCCATCATTAGTAACTGGTGATCCTCCTACAGTAAATCCGCTTGTAACTTCTACACTCACTTGTGAGCCATCAGTTTCTGTTTCTTGAGTATACGGAGGTATTCCGCAGTCTCTACAGTAGCTTTTAGCAAAGCTAACAAATTTTTCTAAATAATCCGAATTATCTGTAGGAGCTTTTATAGTAACGCATTTTTTCCAACCGCTGTTAGAATCTGAAGAGAAAGGATCTATAGTTAGACCGCTAGTAGATACTGCTATGTATATAACTCCGCCTAGTCCCCCATTTGCTCTTTTTACAATTGTTCCTAATCCAAAACCTACTGCGTCTGTAGGATTCCAGTATATAGATCCTGAGTCTTCCCATCTTGCTGCACAGTCATTTGTAGCTGCGCCTATCTGTATAGTACTTTCGTCTGAACAGTTGTATACACAAGGTAATCCTTTTCTATTTAAGATTTCTTGTATAATAATCATTTTCCAAGCTTCCATTGTTGAGCAGTCGTCTCCTAAGCCTGTTAAAAGTTTTGTGTAAAATCTATTACCAGAAGTAGTTATACACTGGTCATTGTATTGTAAAAGGCTATCCATGTTTTGAGGAGTACATCCTGGTATAACGCTATCTGTACCATCGTCAACATCTCCGCCTCCTCCACCATCGCCACCACAGCCTCCGTCACAACATGGTCCTGTACATCCTACTACGTCATACTCACATGAGCCATCATCTAAAGTTGCATTAGGATTATAATTATTTGCTAATGAATCCGTACAACCACTTTGAGGATCAGGTGTACAGCATTCTGAGTTATAAGTACCATCAGGGCATAAACATTCTCCCTCACAAGGATCACAAGGATAATTACATGTGCCATCTTCTACCTCAGCATCAGGATTATAATTTTCTGCCTCTGGATCAGTACATCCGATTATAATCTCTCCTCCCCCTTCTCCATCTGGAATATCACAAGTATAGTCTATACAAGCAGTGTTACCAAATCCTTCACAATACGTGTTAGGATTTGTAGGTAATAATCCAAATGGTGTAGATATAATATCGGAGTAAAATGTAAGAGAATAGCCCCAACATCCATCAGTCAAATTATTAAATGTATACGTTCCTCCTTGATAATCTGATAAAGAAAGAAAGCCAGCTGGGTCATCTGTTAAAACAGGATTGATTCCAGTGGAACTGCCAAATGGCATTTGACCATTTTCATAATAACTAGCGTATGAAGTAATAAATCCAGCGCTATTAGTTTGATTAATTTGAACAACAAACAGAACTCCGTTAGGGTTTACTATGTTAAGATCAGCAGTGCTAGGAATATTAATTGTTATTGATCCTCCTTCACCGATGTCACAGAATCCTGCAGTTTCATTGTATACACCTGTAGCGGCTGTAGTAGTAGCGTTCATACCACCACTATTAGTATTAACCCAATTGCTTAACTCTAAACAATCATCTGGATCAATATCTAGACAAAACTCTTCACATTCTGCTTGTGTTGTATACCCATCTATAGTACCCTCTATAAACTCGCATTCTCCTGCTGCCGCATTTGAACAAAACCAAGATCCACTTCCTTGTACAGGCGGGCAAGAGCCATCATCAATTGTTGCTAAAGGATCAAAGTTAGAAGATAAAGGATCTGTACATCCAGGTCTCTCTTCTTCTTCAGGATACTCACAAAGAGTATTGTCAGTTATAACTCCTTCTGTACCTTCTGGGCAGCAGTAATTACTTGCTGTTGGATCAGTACACTCAAAGGTATTAGTTACTTCATTTGGATCGCAACAAACAGCTCCTCCATTTTCACCAATAAATGCTCCTCCTTGAAAAAACAAAATGTCACTTTGATACGTGTATTCAGGATTATCAAAACTTCCCCAATTATAATTATAGCTATAAGATATAGGCTCTGCAGTAGAATTAGTATTAAAGGTACTATTACAATTTGCATATATATATTTTAAAACAGAACCATTTCCAGGAAAACCTTCAGTCCCCCCAAACCATCTACCAAGAGGCTGCTCTATAGTTTCACTAGTTCCATCTGCATAATTAATTGTAAGATTAACAATAGGATGATTATTAAGTACTCCTGCCTGATTCAGAGAAGGTGGATTTCCATTACTATCAAATAAAGTATATGTTGCGTTAGCTCCTCCATAGAATGAAAAGTTAATAAAGTTAGCATTATCCCCAAAATAAGGTTGATACATATAATGTACTTGTAATGGTCCGTACATATAATTAGGACCCCACCCCTCATTAAATTGCCAATTATCTAAATGAAGCTGAGTATTGTTAGTTTGATCGTGGCAAAAAACTTCAGAATAGAAATACTCGCTTAGTAACGTTTGAGGAAAACCTGGATTATTTTGAATGTCAGCATTATAAACATAAAATGGAAATACCTCTCCTATAAGAGGGCCCTGAGTGTAAGTAAATTGTCCAGCATTTAAAACTTCTGCAAGATTAGGATTAGTTTCAATAGGGCTTATTCCTACAAGATTTACTTGTTTATTGCCGTAGTAATCTTCACCGCATTCTAATTTAATTCCTAAATTTATAACTCCACATCCTTCAGCTGGCTCTTCAGGTTCTGGATAGTTACATGAACCATCATCTATAGTAGCATCAGAATTATAATTAAGCGCATTAGGGTCAGTACATCCTGATTGTCCAACATTTATAGAGCCTGTTAGGCCGAGAATATTGTAACATTGTTCAATTTCATCATCTCCATCTAAAGTGCCGTCATTGTTATATTGCGTAATAACTACATATCTTCCTGCTGCTAGATCTGTAAATGAATGAGATTGATTACCATTACCTGTTTGAGTTGCTATTAAAGTAGAATTATTTACTACAATATCTTTTGTACTAGTACCATTTAAGAATGCCGCAAGAACTAAATCTATATACTCCTCATCAGTAATATTAAGTTTATATAACTTATGTACAAAAGGTAAAGCCTCAGTGCTATTAAGATTATTTGATAGGACAAACTGAAAGAATCCATCTTCTCCTAAATTCCATACACCCACACCATCGTTATTCCAAAGATTCCATTCTGCTGCTTCTCCTGCAAAATTTATAATACCATCTGTAAGACTAGTTCCTGTTGGAGAACTAGTAGCAATAGTAGGATCTATATAAGATAAAACATCTGGAAATGGTGCAGTAAAGCCGTTTTCTCCTCCTGCTACAAATTTACCTGTAACTGCATCACAGAATACACAAAGCTCGTCTACATTTGTTAATCCTGCTCCTGAGTCATAGTTTATTGCAGTAGCATCAGTACAAGCATAAGTAGTATCTGGAATAATATCTTCTTTTTCAGGAATAGTAAAGTTATAACTGTCAGCGCAAAGCCCTTCACCGTCTACCTTCAATGAATACACTCCTGGAAATAGATTAGTATAAGTAATAGTATATGGAAGAGCCTGATCAGCTAAATTTACCGACACTGTACTAAAACTTAAATCAGGATTATCTGGAGTTCCAAATAGGGCATAAGATATAAGTCCTGTAGCTGCCCCGCTTAAACTTGTAACGGTAACTGTTATTGATCCATTTGCAGTATCCTGTGCTGCATCTCCAATATCAGTAAAAGTATAGACAAGATCATTGTCACATTCATCGCAACATCCTCCATCTATATAATTATCAGAATATTCATTTATTATTGCAGGAGTAAGAGCAACATTAGAGCAATCCTGTGGAAATGCTAGTCCGTTATCAACACAGGGTAATGTTTCATCTACACAAGATCTTAGCCAATAATTTACTGCAGTAGGGCTTGTACATATTTTTAAAGGTGTAACTCCTCCTGGAGGTATTATATCTGGTAAGATAAATGCAACTACCTCACCAAATACTACAGGGCCTTCTATTCCAAGAACGTTAGTATCTGTAACAGAAGAGGTAGTAATTGCTAAAGATTTGTTTTTAGTTCCTCCTTCAAACTTTCCTACAGAGTCTGATGTAGTACCTGAAGGTGTGTATTTTAAATTATTTAAAAATTGATTTTGTAAATCATTTGATGCTACGTATGCAAGAGTACCATCAGATACATAATAAAAATCTATCTTACTACTAGTATCTAATTTTTCAGACGTAGAAGCTGGATATATTACAGTTTCCCTTTGCCCTTTTCCTTCTGGATAAGACAATGTATCTGTAAAACTAAAAGTTTGACTATTTATATCTTTTGTTTCACTAAAACTAGTAGTTAAAGAATCAAAAGGTACACTGAGTTTTTGTTTGTCTGTAGGAACTGGTAAATTTTTTGTTTCAGTTTTTCCAGACTTAAATGTTACTGTGTATTTTAAAGCTTTAGGATTAGAAGTTAACCTTGCTACAATTTGAGTGTGTCCTGAGCTAAGTCTAGTCATATTGAACTTTACTTGCTCTGAGTTTACTGCTAGTGCTACAACAGGATCTGTTAAACTTCCTATTGCTGCAACATATACTGCACCTGTCGAATCTCTAAGACACTTTACACTTAAATACGATAGTCCTTTTGCCATTAGCAGTTACATCCGCAGTGGCCGCTACACATTTCAGCAGCCTTGTTATACTTCTTTTCCGCATTAGCTATTACCGCATTCCTTTCAAGTAATGTCCCTGATGCGGTAGCTAACTCAGCTTCTGCTGTTTTTAATAATAAAAATATTTTTTGTGCTGATACTAAATCATCAGAGCATTTCATGCACTCACAATTACAATCAAGCAAGTCTTCCATTTTTTTGGCTAAACAACATAGAATATCACAGCTTACTAAAACTGCACTAGTAGCAACTACTGTTCCTGCTTCTAAATGCACTACAGTCATTACTCCTCCATACCCAGTTGCTGAGTTTGCTAACTGAGTCGCTAAGTTTACAACTCTAGTGTTAGTATTTCCTCCTGGAAAATTATACTCATAGTTAAAATCTCCTAGTGAAATTTTTATAGAATGTTGAGGATTTGCAGCTGCTCCTGTTACTGTTATTACTGCCTTTTTACAATCAGCAGTGAGGGATACGTTTAATGCCATGTTGTTTATATTTTATAAAAAAAGACCTACAGGGGAAACTAGTCCCCTGTGAGTCTTATGTTTAATACTGAAATTACTCAGCTGATTCCATCAAGTATACTACGTGAACCGTAGCTGCACCTGCTGTATAATTACCAGTTGTAGTTAGTTTTAACTCACCGGCAGCTGTCATCTTGTTAGCTGTTAAAGTAACATCATTGAAATCTGCAATAGATCCTGTAGCTAAAGCGCTCATTAAATCTGTAGAACCTGATACGATTTTAACGTTTGTTCCACCAGCTAATGCAGTTTGCTCGCTAATGTATGCTTTTACAACTAATGCGCCTTCTGGTAAGAAAACACCACTACCGCCTGAAGGATAATCTCCTGCGTCAGTAAGGTCTCCAGTTTTGAAGCTTGCTGTATAAACTTTTCCTAATTTACTCATCTTTTCTAAGTTTTAAAAATTAATATTATAAGTTAACTGGTGCAAAGTTTACACTAGCTGCATAACCATTAGCAGCAGCTTCAAACGCAACGTTATCAGCATCACCTGCTGGTAAAGCAATGTAAATTTCAATTAAGTTATCTACTCCGTGAATTTGAGAGTGAGAAGATCCATCTTTAGTAGCTACAATGTGATACATATCATATGCAGTACTTGTAACTGTACTTTGAGCTGGAGTGTTAGGTAATTCTACTCTATTGTAGAAACCGTAGTTCACACCTCTTAATTCTTCTTCCATGTCTTTCACGTAGAAACCATCACCAAATCCTCTTGATCCTGCAGTTTGGTAAGAAACAGCCATAGTAGTTGCTCCACCTTCTGCGTTATCAAAAGCTGCGTCCATGTGTACTAACTCTTCTTGAGTTTGACCATCAACTCTTACTTCACCTTTTTTGAAACCAGTAATATCTACAGTACCGTTACCATTGTCAGTAACTGCTCCGTTTACCCAGTAAGGTAAATCTGCATCAATAGCTACTTTTAAAGCGGCTCCTTGAGTTGCTGGAGTAGCACCACTTGCTACAGTGTACTCGTAGTTTTTGATCTCAAATGGCTCAGCGCCATTAGTAAGATTAATAATTTTGAAAGAATGTGTACCTGCAGCACTTGCGTTAGTAGCTAAAGTAATTCTCATTACCTCTGCAGTTTGTGCAACACCGGACTGTCCGCCCCATGCAACTATATCTCTACCGTAAATCCAAGGAGATACAATGTTTACATCGATCCCTGAAGGGCCACCTTGTACAATTCTAATTTGATCAGAGTCTGCGATAGTATCACCAGCAACTAATGAAGTAGGTCCATCAGAAGATAGTTTTTGAATATCAACAGATCCGTCAGCTAAGAGACCAGTGGCAGCATTATATGCTACTGCTGTACCGTCTCCAATTAACAAATGTCTTGCCATTTTTGTAAAATTTATGCGACCTTATGTCGCTATTAATAATTATTCATTCTTTGTTACCTCCATGATCGAAGATTTGTATCTAGGATCACTTATGGCTTCTAATATACTGCTTACTGTCATAGCTACAATTTCTTCATGTGTATGCTCTGGCAACTCGCAGTCAATCCCCAAAGATAAGGATATTTCGCCTGGCTTTCTAATGTACGTTATTTTTACAGTGTCTATTATAAATATATCACTAGTGTATATGTCTATAGAGTTACCTCTCATCGTTGTGAGTGGAGAAGTGTATTTTGTAGTATTAAACGGGTCACTTAAAAGCGTAAATATGTCGTCTTGTTGTGAGAATCTATTTCCTTCAGTTATGTTAGCTGAAAAAGAAACTGGTTCTCTTCGTTCTGCGTAAGTAGTATCCATAAACTCTAATCCTTGTGGAGCTGGAGCTGTCTCATCTACAGCTGGTACTCCAACAGCAAATGTTCTTTCTCCTAATGAGCCGTCATAGCTTATCCAAGGATATGATTCAATATCTACTACTACTATAAAACTTCCTGGGTAATTTAGAGTTTCGTACTCTTCCCAGTAAATGTCAAATCCTATTCCTGGATTATCTACAATATCTTGTTTAACTGCTTCTATATTTGAAGGATAACTTTCTGGTGTCCATCCTCCTGCTAGCAATGTAGCTGAAGGATTCCATATTGATGCTGATGTAGGATCAACTCCTGTAACATCTGCTACCATATCAATGCCATTTACAAATGCAGAAGAATTATTAGTTGCATTATTTGTAACAAAGTTATTTAAGCTTAGTACAAAATAGTATTGAGCTGGAGGATTGACCAGTGAGTAGGTTATAGGCCTACAATTATCTATCCACAGTCTTGATTGTTGATTTACCAAATACATATAATCTCCTGGTAGTTGGAAAGTGTCAACAAATATCTTTGTTTTTAATTGCTCCTTAAATGATACTGGAGCTTCATACTCACGCACGAGCGTACGTAAGTCATCTATTCTTTTTTGAGATTCCTCAAAACCTTTTCTGTAGATGTTATTTCTACCGTACTTGGTATTGATAAACCTGTACATATTTTTATTTAATTCAATATCTATCTCTTCGGATAGCAAACTGTCAGCTTGGAGTGAATTAATCTTATCCACTCCTTGCTGTACAGCTATATGCATTTCAGTTACATTCATTAAGATGCTAGTTGTTTAAGTTTTGCTCTTAAAATTGTTAATTTACCTGAGTTCTTTTTGTCATTCAAGTGTATAACTGTGTCATCCATAGTTTCTCCTAGTACTTCGTCGATAAAGATAACTTGGTTACCTATCTTTCTTAGAACTCCTGCAGTAACCATTGTTTCAATTTCTGCTTTTAATTCTAAGTGCTTATCTTCACATACTTTGATAAACTGCTTAGGTGATTTCTCCTTAATGTCGTAAAGCATGTTTTCAACTTGCTCTCTTGTCAACGTATCAGGATTCATACTACCTACTAGTCTGAACACTCTTCTCATCTGCTTCTCGTCATTAGATACTTTGATAAATGCTTTATCTGCATCTTTCTTGACTTGAATATCATTGTTACGCTTCATATCCTTTTTAGCAATGTCGTGAATGTAAAAACGCTTTTGGGTATTCCCAAGCATTTCTTCTTCTGATAGTGCTACATGTGGATGTTTCAATGCAAAATGGTATTTAAGATAATCAGTAATATCAATAGGATTTCCATCTTCTGTCTTTCCTACTTCTAGTTCTACACCTTCAAAGCCTACTGCGACAGTAAATTCTGCCCAGAATTTTTTAGTGTGTTTTGGCCACTCCATGTGAGCGGGATCTACGTCTAACATTCCGTCCAAGTATTTCTTTTCGTCGTCTGGACTAAAAGGTTTAAGTGGTTGTCTGTTGACATATACGCTACTTAGTTTCCTAACAGCGCTTGCGTTAATTTCTTTAGGTAAGTGATTGTTAATCGGCTTAGCCCTTAAATAAACTTTTTTACTCATAATACAGTACTTTTAAAGTGTTAATTAGTGGATGTAAAGTATAACTCTCCAATATTTAAAGTAAGGATGTGGGGGTTTTACCCCCCACGACCTTAACCAAAAACCAATATATAGACTTGCGAATGCACGCCAAATTTAAGAAGCTACACACTGAATGTCCAACGAAGTATCAAATCTACGTAAGCAGATACCCGCTGTCTTCAACATGTGTACGCTCGCACCGTCAACGTCTGATGCTCTTGCATCTGAGCCAGAGAAACCTCTAGGAACTACAGAGCCAGCAACACACCAACGCATCATCTCACGACCTTTCTTAGAGATCATTGTAAGATTAGCTTGTCCGTCATAGTTAGACTGGTCAACAAATACCATACGGTAAGACTCTAAAGAGTAACCAGTAACAGGGTGCTTTCCACGAGCTTGTGCAACTGGACCGTGATCAAATAATGGTAATTTTACCACATTGATTACATGACCATCTACGTGCTCGTATGTAGTGAAGTAACCAGTCAATCCTAAGTTACGTCCGCTACCTGTGATGAATCTGTTCTCACCACCTACTTTGAAGGAGTTACCTGCAAAGTGTGATTTAAGAGCTTCATCAAACTCTCTTGCGCCACCAGTACCAGTATACAAAGTAATTTGCTTCTGGTTAGCGTCTGTCATTTGGTAGAATAAATCACCAATGATGTTTTTCAACTTAGACTCAGTCATAGTTGAGTAAGTATCAGTGTTTACGATTTGCTCGAATAAACCAGGACCTACAATAACAGGCTGTCCATTCTCATCTTTCATAAACGTGTTACCGTTTGCATCATAAGTTTTTTGTCCGTACCAGTAGTACATTTCACACTCTTCTTTGAAGTCAAGCATGTGTTGGTACTCTTCGTAATCCATCCAAAGTTTTGTAGAACCACCACCTTTAGTAGGTAAAGAGAATTCTGCAACGAAATCTTTTGCATGTCCTGACATGTGGTAAGATTTACGTACTGTTGTGATTTTGTTACGAACTTTTCCTGGAGCTTGCCAGTTAGAAGCGTTACCTCTAGAGAAGTCAACACCTACTGGTGCATACAATTGGGCCCAAAGATCACCTGCAGTAAAACCTGAAGTTAATACTGTAGCTGCTGCTGGGTTTACTAATTGTAATGTATACTCCCAACCAGAACCGCCTACATAAGGCTTAGGCTCTTGCATGATACGTGCTAGCTCACCTTTTGAGTTTACTAATACATAAGGAAATATAAATCGTTTGTCAGGGAATACTAACGTGAAAGTTGATCCTCCCTGTCCTAAATTTGCTCCTGCATTTGTCACAGCCACTGGACGTGTTCTCAATTTGTGGGTAGCCACACGATATTCATACTCTAAACGGTCGATTGATTGAACATTACCAGCTCCTTCTGTTAAGAAAGATAGTGGGAATCTTTTATCATCTTTACCCGCTAGATGCGTGATAATCGGAGAAAGTTCAGTTGGCTTAGACAATAATGCATTTGCCAGACTGTTCATGTCTGTCATTTGCGAATCATTATAAAACGTCTTTTGAACGCTAATGTTCGTTCCATTCAATTGTGGCATAATTATCTAATTTTTATAAAGTTAAGTTGCATTTTAAAATTGCCATTTTTAATTAAAAGTTAAGATCTAAATCATCCAAGTCTACTTGCTTACTCTTACGTCTTTGACGTCCTCGCGCGCTTTTAACTCTTTCTTCATTTCTAGAAATTCTATCTTTCAATGATTTTGCATTTGATGTTCTAGCTTTCTTTTCTACAAGTTTTTGTAAATCAAAACCCTTGTACATCAAATAATCAATTGCAAGTTTAGTTTCCATCTCTGCGTCAGCATGATCTAAATCTCGCTGTGTGCGACCATCTTTGGTCACAGGTGTTGAGATATAGTCAAAAAACTTTGACTTCTCTCTATTTGGAACTGTGATACCTGCGAACTCATTGTTACTTTCAATAGTCTCATACACACCATTCCAAAACTCTTGTTGCTGAATTTCTCGCTGCTCTTTATCTTCTTTTTGAGAAGCAACTAATTGCTGTCTAGATTGTTCTTGCATTTTACCTAATGCTCTTCTAGCAGCTTCAGCTTTCTGGTATAATTTACCAGTATCTTCGTAATCAGTCAATAACTCATTAATAAATTCGCTATCGTGGCCTTTTGTTGCA